TTTTCACCAATAATTAAAATATATGCCACTCAAAAATTAAATGACTCGACAATGACTTCAGGTAAGTTTAGTGTCATAATGGGAGATTATTTAAATGATACCGACGATTTCCAAAATAAAATAACAAATAGTTTAACCACTAAGTTAAAAGCCAGTTTACCCGACGTTGATACTACTACGTCATTTAAGAAAAATAGTGTCATTGAAGGTGACCAAACTAAAGTAGAGTTATATGAAACATTTAAGGCGTTAAATGATAAATGGATATCCGGAAATGATTTTTCGTCTAATAAAACTCTATTTGAGGATGTTTTATTATTGGATAGAGCGAGTAGGGATATCGGGGATAAAGTTTTTGTTGACATATATAAGTTAAAAGATTCTTTATTTGATATTGAGAATTCTACAAGTATGGATGTGATGACTTTTATAAAAACAATAATAGTGGATAATGGTTTTAATGTTATGAATCTTCCATCATATGTTAATTTTTATAATGTTCAAGATGTTGTAAAAAATCCCATACCTAAACCGGAAGATACTTTAGAAATAGCCAACACTTTATTTGGTACATTTGCTAATGTCGACTATAGAAATTCGTCAACTAAGTTGGTTTGTTTTTACGGTAATCAGCCTAGTTCGATTTTAGATTTAAATGACAATATTGACTATAGGTTTAAGAGTGACTCATTTGATTTACGTAGAACGAGTGATAATCCATTACTTGATGATATCACAACTGAAAAATCAGACTATGCGATGTCTAATAAGGTAGTTGGGTTTAATGTTGATATTGGACCTCAGAATCAATCAATTTTCACCGACTTTAGAGTTTCTCAAGATTTAGGAAAGGCGACTTCTGAATCTATAGCGGCTACAAACGCATTGGTTGATGGTAACCAAAGAGGAGCGTCAACCCAAAATCTTTCTTTATATAATCTTTATAAAAATAGACATTATAGTTGTATTCTTTCTATGATGGGTAATGCTTTAATGCAGCCAACTATGTATTTTAACTTAAGACACGTACCCATGTTCAATGGACCTTATATGATTACTAGAGTTGACCACACTATTAGTCCCGGGACATTTGAAACTATTATTGAAGGTATTAGACAATCGACAGCGGGATTACCTAAAGTTGATGGGTTCTTACAAACTCTAAGAGCTAATTTATTAAATAGTATACTTGAAAAAAATAACGATAGAATAGCGACTAATAGTACTACTAAAGGTGGTGAGACAAATACTAACGTTATATCAGAAAAGACCGGAATAGTTAATGATTTAACTAACCAACCTAATAGAGAGATATCAAATACGAGTAATTGCGCACCTGATTATAATGGTGTGTATACAGAGTTTAATGTGACAACACCATCATTAACTAAAAGTAATTATAGTGATACTAAAGTTAGTATTGAAACTATTTTAGGTTCTAATAATACTAATCTTAAGTATGTGATATTTGCGTCTATATATTTGGCGTCGAACAAAGGGAATAGACTGATGTCTTACGATAATAACTTCTCAGGTATTGATATAAAGCAAAAATATTCTCAAGGTATTGTTAACCAATATATGTCTAAAAAGACCTTTTATTGTTCTAAAAATATTACTCCATATGTTTCTTTTAATAGTTTAACCGATAACATTGGTTTGCTTAAAAGTAGATGGGAGAAGAGAGTTGATAATGTAACTAAGGATAAGGTTAGTATATCTAAATTCTTAATATTAAATAGTAGTCCGACTACCCTAAAGGAAAATGTTTATACTGAAATGGATGAGTCAGATAAGAAAAAAATAGAGGATTTGGTTAATAAATCTATTACTTTATATGATGTTACACAATAAATTTAAATTTTTTCATAATAAACGATATTTATAATAAAAACAAAACATGGATTTAAAACTAATACTAGATAATTATTTGGGAAAAAACACCAAAATGTCTGAAAAAGATAACGGAGACGGGACTAAACAAGTGTGTGATTTGGATACGGGTGATTGTTATACTATAAGTATGAGAGATGGTCTGATTGAAAGAGTCGACAATACTATGAGAACAAATAAACGAATTCAGGTTGAGACTTCCAATGGAGTTAAACAACTGTTAAACGGTTAATTTAATATGGAAATCGATAAAAAAATACTAGAAGAATTATCAAGGTACAATTCTATTAATAATTATATTGTAGAACAAGAGGCTGAATTACCACCACCTCCGGGTGATGAATTACCTCCGGGTGAAGTTGGAGGACCTATGCCACCTGAAGGTGATTTAGGCGGTGATATATCACCTGAAGAAGATATGGGGGTTGAACCACCTATGGAACCTGAGACAGGTCAAGCTATAGATGTTGAAAATGACCCTGATGTTGAAAAAATCGATAATGACGGTGAAGCTATTGGTGATGAAGAAACAAACGAAGGTGAGTCTGAGGAGTTGGAAATTACTGACTTAGTTAATTCACAAAAAAATATTGAGACTAAGCAAGACGAATACTTCGACAACTTATTTAAACAAATAGACGATTTAGAAGGTAAGTTAGGTAATATGGATAATATTGTTAACAAATTAAATAGTTTGGAAGATAAGATTGAAAAATATAGACCTAGAACACCTGAAGAAAAATTAGAATTAAGAAGTCTTGATTCAGGACCATTCAAACAGAAGTTAAGTGATTTCTTTGTTGATAAACAAGATGAGATGGAAAAGACAGGTAAAAACGAATATATTCTAACTACTGATGATGTTGAAAATTTTACGGATGACGAAATCAAACAATCCTTTGATTAATAGTATTATAAAAAATTAAAAATTTAAGAGAGACCAATTAGGTCTCTTTTTTTTTATATTATTGTTTGACAAATCAGTAAATGTTTACTATCTTTGAAGTAATTAATCATTTAAAACAAAAAAAAATATGTCAAACAACGCATTAGATGCTATCTTAAGTCAATATGAGAAAGCACAAAACTCGGGGAATTCCTCAAACAAAATGACTAGTGAAGAAAGACTAAAAAAGTATTTCGCCGCTATCCTACCAAAAGATGAAAAACAAGGGCAAAGAACGCTTAGAATCTTACCTACATCAGATGGTTCTTCACCTTTTAAAGAAGTGTGGTACCATGAAATGCAAGTAGATGGTAAGTGGGTTAAATTATATGACCCGGGAGCGAACGATAACGAACGTTCACCATTAACGGAAGTTTATGAAGCTCTAACTTCAACAGGAAAAGATTCTGATAGACAATTAGCGTCTCAGTATCGTTCACGTAAATTTTACATTGTAAAAGTTGTCGATAGAGATAATGAGGCAGATGGGGTTAAATTTTGGAGATTCAAACACAACTACAAAAATGAAGGTATCTTAGATAAGATTATCCCTATCTTCAGAACTAAAGGTGATATTACTGAACCTGAAAAAGGTAGAGATATTATCTTGGAATTAACTAAAGCTAAGGCTAACAACGGTAACCAATATACTGTGGTACAAACAGTTATGTTTGACGACCCATCTCCGGTACACGAAGATAAAGAAACTTCTGATGTATGGGTAAACGACCCATCAACATTACATGATGTTTATGCTAAAAAACCGGTAGAGTATTTAGAGGCCGTTGCGAATGGTGAAACACCTAAATGGGATACGGTAACAGGTAAATATGTTTTCGGAGATAGTAGTCAAGGTGAGGTTTCATTTGGGGGACAATCACAAAAAGAAGACACTAAGAAAACTGACCCACAAGCTCAACAATCGTCAAGTGATGATATGCCTTTCTAAGTAAGATGATTAGTAACATATAACCTTCCACATAAAAATGGGAGGTTATTTTTTAATTAAAAAAAATGAAAATATTAAGAGTGAAAACACTACAAGAAAAGATTTACGAATCTTTGGAGTTAAAATATAAAACTGAAATGGCTGAAGCTGAGGTTATATTAGATTTATATTACAATAACCCTGTTGGGATTGGTGAACACCCACAAATTGTGGAAGAAATTGATAAATCAATTGTTAAATTGGGTGAGGCGAAAGATAAATTACAAACACTACAGGAAACTTATAAAAAATAAAATATTATGGCGATAAAGAAAAAAACTGACTTCAAAAGTCTAAAACAGAAGTTTTCAACTTCAGCGAAATATAAACCACAAAGGTTTTTTGATATTGGTGAATCGTTCTTAGATGCTGTTGGTGTCCCGGGTCCGGCTATTGGACATTTAAATATGTTCTTAGGTCATTCGGATACCGGTAAAACAACTGCTTTAGTTAAAACCGCGGTTGATGCTCAAAAGAAAGGTATTTTACCTGTTTTTATAATTACGGAACAGAAATGGTCCTTTGACCATGCTAAATTGATGGGTTTTGAATGTGAAGAAGTAGTTGATGAAGAAACGGGTGAGTTAGATTGGGATGGGTTTTTCTTATTTAATAATAACTTTAACTATATTGAAGAAATAACTGATTATATTAATGAGTTATTAGATTCACAACAAAAGGGTGAATTAGATTATAGTCTTTGTATAATGTGGGACTCTGTTGGTTCTGTACCTTGTAAAATGACGTTTGAAGGTAAGGGTGGTGCTATGCACAACGCTAGAACTTTAGCTGATAAAATTGGTATGGGTGTTAATCAAAGAATTTCGGGAAGTAGAAAGGCGGATTCAAAATATGAAAATACTTTAATTGTTGTTAATCAGCCATGGGTTGAATTACCTGACAATCCATTCGGACAACCTAAAATAAAGGCTAAAGGTGGTGAGGCTATTTGGTTAAACTCTTCTTTAGTGTTTCTTTACGGTAACCAAAAAAATGCTGGAACCACAAAAATATCTGCGGTGAAGGATAAAAGGAAGATTAGATTTGCTTCAAGGACAAAAGTGTCGGTTATGAAGAATCATATCAACGGTCTTGGTTATGAAGATGGTAAAATATTGGTAACTCCACACGGTTTTCTTTCAGGTAAAGATACTACAGAAGAAAAAAAATCAATTGAGAAGTATAAGTTAGAAAACGCTGAGTATTGGAAAAAAATTATTGGTTCTGATGGTGATTTTGATTTGAAAGAAGAAAGAGGAGAGTAATTTTTTATAGTGAGAACCGGTGAGAAATCACCACAACAAGAAAAATTTGATTAAAACATTATTGGTCGACGGAAATAACCTACTTAAGATAGGGTTTCACGGAGTCAAAGATTATTACCATAAAGGTAAACATATTGGTGGTATATGGCATTTCTTGAATACTACAAGACGTTTTATTGAGGAACACAATTATGATAAGGTTGTTGTTTTTTGGGATGGTGAAGATAGTTCTAAAGCAAGAAAAGACATATATCCTCAATACAAAGAAAATAGAAGAAAACATTCCGATTCAAATGAATATAAGGAAGAGTCTTTTACCGAACAAAAAGGTAGGGTTAAACTTTATTTGGAAGAAATGTTTATTCGACAAATTGACATTGACAATAATGAAGCTGATGACTTAATTGCTTATTATTGTCAGATATCGAACAATGAACACAAAACAATCTTTTCGGGAGATAAGGACCTTACCCAACTAATTGGGGAGAACGTCTCTGTATACTCTCCAAACGCAAGACAATTCTATCATAATGGTGATAAAATTAAGGGTAAAGATTATGAGTTTCCACACTCTAATATTACGACTCTTAAAATTTTTACTGGTGATAAATCTGATAATATTGATGGGATATATTATTTTGGTGAAAAAACTTTAGTTAAATTTTTCCCTGAGATACTTGATAATACAGTTTCCGTTACCGATATTTTAACAAAGGCTCAAAGGTTATTTGAGAATAAGGAAGGTGGTACGGCTATTGAGAATTTATTATCCGGTAAAACTAAAACGGGGGTTCATGGAGATGAATTTTTTAAAATAAATCAAAAAATAGTAGATTTATCAATACCTTTGATAACTGATGAGGGTAAAGAACTCGTAGAACTGTATTATACAGAAACCTTAGACCCTGAAGGTAGAGGTCATCGAAATTTAATAAAAATGATGATGGATGATGGTATTTTTAAATACCTACCTAAAGGTGATGATAATTGGGTGTACTTTTTAACTCCATTCCTAAAGTTAACTAGAAAAGAAAAAAGAAATTTTAAACAAAATAAGTAATATGATGAATTTAAAAGATTTTGAAAAACAAATAAAA